ACTTCTATATGACTATCACCCTTATTACTCTTAAACATATATTCATAATCTTCTTTATCATCAATATATGCTTTTAATCTAGATTTAAGTTTTTTACTCATTGGTACTCTTCTAGGTTTAATATTCTTTTTTCTTATATTCTTAGTGTTCTTTTTCTTATTTTCTAAGATTATAAATTCCTCTTTTTTAATAGCTTCTTTAACATCACCTACAGTTAACTCAACAAGATCTCCTGCTCTAAAACCCGTAGTGATTCCAATTTGAAATAATATAGAGTTTCTTTTCCCAAACCTATCACTACTAGCATCTAAATAAGCTATCATTCTTTTTACATCTTTTACACTCTTTATAGGTTTAGATGCGCTCTTTGTTTTTCTTTTTCCCATTTTTACAACATCCTCTTTCTCCTCTCTTATCAAACTTAGGTTTCTTTCTCATTTCTATATCTAATTTTCTTAACTTACTATCTTCTAACTCATGTATCATTTTAATTTCATTTGCATCTATCCACTTTTTCATATTCATTCCCCTTTAACTGAATACAAAAAGACCCATACATAAAATGTATGAGTCTCTTTAAATACATCTAAAAAATTACTGAACTAAGTATAAGAATAAGTTTACCAATCTTACCCTCGTAGACGTTAAGATATTGCTACTAATATTTTTCTATATTAATAATATAGCACATATTCTGTCCCCAAAGTGTCCCCTATTTGTCCCCTTTTGTATTTTTGTGTAAAATTTATAAATATATTGCATCTTCTCCGAAGATATAATATGCTAAATCACATATTGCATTATCATGCATTCTTGCAACATAACTTTTTGTATAATTAACTTTTTTAGCTATATCTCTAAATGAATTATTCTTAGTTTTTGCTAAATATCTTATGTCTATAATTTTTTTCTCAATTTCTTTTAATTCTCTAGAATATAATTCAAACATTCTTACATAATGATTTATTCTTTCTACTTGGGCTTGTAAACAACATATCTTACTATCTGTAGTTATTATTAAATCATCTATACCTTTATAACTACTCTTTGATGACTTAATCCCTAATTCATTCTCAAAGTTTATACTTAAATTTATCCCTTGTGTAGATTTTAATAATTGTATTTCATCTTCTAGCATAGCTTTTTTATCTATCTTTTTTCTTAAATCTTTAAGATATATTTTCGTTTTATCTATGTACTCATCTTTTATATTCATATTTTACACCCCATAATATTTATTATTTGGTGTATCCCCCTGTTAAAGTCTATAACCCCCATTATAGACTTCCCTTAGCCCCTATTTTTTAATTAAATTCTCTAAAATGGTATATCATCATCTTCTATAGCATTCCATCCACCATGTTCTAATCCTACTCCTGGTTCAAATGCTTGTTCTTGATTATTATTTTTTCTATTATCTAAAAACTGTACCCTATTAGCATTTACTCTTACTGCTCTTCTATTTTCTCCAGCTTCATTTTTATAATTATCTATTCTTAGTGAACCTTGAATACCAACTAAGCTTCCTTTCACTATATAGTTAGCACAGTTTTCTGCACTCTTCCCCCATACTTGTATATCTATAAAATCAGTTTCTTTCTTTCCACCTTTTCCAGTAAACTCTCTATCAACTGCTATAGCGAATT